CCGAAAAACCAACAACAACATTTTCAAACTCATCAAATAAATAGTTTATTCTTTCAATAGCAGCATCTTTTACATTCTTGTTTCTATATATTCTCATGGTATATTGAGTTCATCTTATTTTTTACTCTTTAGAAAGTCTATTGTTTTTTGCAATCTTTTCCCGTTTAATTCATTACCGTAAAAAGTCATACCCGCTTTTACGCCCGCTTTAGCTTATCGTTATTTGTAACTCTATGCTTGCCTATTTGTTCTGCTTTCCTTTTCATACTTTTGCCCTGTTTATTAAAATTGTATCTTCCTCTGTATAAGCACCAAAATTTATAGGTGCGCCCATAGTCCAATATTTATATCCGTTTGCATAATAGTAAATAAAAGACGTTTTGTAAAATCTTTCCCTTACTCCGAACGCTCTCATGTGGAGAACGACTTTCACAAATTCATCATCGTTCTCCCAATTCTTACGGAGCGTATAAGAGTGTGGGTTTTTAGGCATCGTTTTTGCGACCCTAAATTCTGCATCTTCTAAAGCTTTATCTACTTCTTTTTTAGTCATACCTAATCTATTTGAAATGTTGCCCCGCATTCAGGACAAATAACATCTGTAAGCTCTCGGCTACTCAACATTTGTTTAGCAAGCCTTTCAGCTTCTTTTTGTATTTGTTCTTTTGTAACATCTGAATAGTTTGTAGTTGGCTCTAAATTTGGGCTAAAATTTATATCATTATCTGTTTCAAAATTAGGTATATCCACGCTCCATTCTGTAAGCTCTTCAACGTTCCATACATTTGCCAGCCTGTCCCAATCCCATTCGCCGAAACTAACGTTATCTTTGATTGTAAACTCTTTTCGTTTCTCCTCACTCCATTCATCTGCTAACATTACCCAACTGTCTGGAATTTCTTTGTATTTCAATTCCTGTAACGCTTTCAATCGCATATTCCCACCAAGAGGGTACAACTTGCCATCGGTATCTGTTACGCACACCATTGGTCGTTTTGCCATCATTTCAGGGAACTCACGCAAAGAGGTAACGAGCTTTTTAAACTTGTCATCTTTTATTAAACGTGGATTGTTTGGATTTGGTTTTAATTGGCTTATTTTCATAACATATAATCATTAACTACATTTTTAAACTCATCGAACGACCTGCACACCTCGCATCGGTAGCCTTCACTTTGCAGCTTCTCCATAATCGTTTTTTGATTGTCCGATACTTTGCCAGCCTTGCCATTCTTTAACTCAACATAAAGCCCGTTATAGCCTTTTTTAGCTATCGGAATACATAAGTCCGGAACACCACTCAAAACGCCCTCTGCTTTTAATTTTGAGGCTACTATTACATTCCGCTGCCCCCCATTTGGAATGGCATAAATCAATCCTTTCGGGTATCGCAAGCGAAAGTAATTGACGCAAGCGACTTGTATTTCGTGTTCGGTTTGTTTCATCGTGGCAAATATAGTGTATTATTTTTCAATTTGCAAATTTTTTCGTTTATTTTTTAGTTTTTCGCATATTTCGTATTTATGCTTTTGATAGTAGCGTTTAGCTGCTTCGCTCTTTTTACCGCTGGAGGCGTATTCTTTGCGTGTCATTTTTCAACTTGTTTCAAAACGTCATTAATTCTATCCACTATTCCAAGCGGTACGTCATATTCGGACCAATAAGAAGCTGACTCTTGAAGCTCTTTTAACACGCTGTACATTTGAGGTGCAAAGTCTGCCATTTTATCCTTTTCAATTTTATTTTTCATTTCTTTTATTTTATCCAGTTAATAGCATATACATTCGTAAACGCATCGTTACAGGCAATACTACCACTGTGCATATCCGAGAATATGTGCGATAATATCAACAGTCCATCCATCACCAATACAATCATACGCTTCATCATAATTTAACATTGAAGTATATCCGATTGGTAATGTCTGTAATTTTTCAAGTTCATTTTGTGAAAGATAGCGATAAACGCCGTCTTTCAATAAATAATTTTCGTTCCATTTCTTATGTCCATTAGCAGTTAAACAACCACTTTTAGGATATGGATTTACCCTTGTATATCCATTAGCAATAGATTTTTTACCGCTTTCAGAAGTTAACCACTTTACTCTACATTCATCAGCTAATTTACCTGTATAATCAAATACATCCTTAGTTGTAATTCCTTTATCCGCAGGTTGTTTAACTCCGGGTATGTTCGTCCAATAATATCTCGGTCTATTTTGAGCTGAAACTAATTTACTATTTATAGATATAGGTTTTACTCCTAAAACTTCTGTAATTGTGTTTGTAGCTTCTTTATTTCCGTGAGTATTTTCAAGCAAAAAATACTTTGGTTTTACTTCTTCAAGTAATCTAACATACTCCCAAAATAATTTACTTTCAGAGTGTTCAAGTCCTTCTTGATTTTTATTTAATCTTGAAATTCCTTTACAAGGTGAGCCGCCAATCAATAAATCAATTTTTGGTAAATCAATTGCTTTTACATCAATCACGCTCCCGATATGTTTAGTATTTGGATAGTTTTGTTTTGCACATTTAATTGCGTGTGGTTTTATTTCAGAAGCAAAATAATTATTCACTTTAGTTCCCGCTCTTTCTAAAGCAATTTGTCCACAAGAAATGCCATCAAAAAGGGATAGTACATTAATCCCATACTGCCTGTAACACGTATTAGCGGTAATCCTAAAACATCCGCAACTGACTGACTGCATCATTAAATCGTTTATCTGACTTTTCACAATATTCAGAATCGATTTCAAATCCGACAAAATTCATTTTATTAAAATATGCCGATATTCTACTTGAACCCGAACCTAAATGAGTATCTAAAATTTTGCTCCCTACTTCTAATTTAGCATAATCAATACATCTATCATATAATTTAATCGGTTTCTGTGTTAAATGTATTCTGTTTGCATCATTGTTATTTATCTGAACAAGCAATGGTAATTTATCAAATGAAGTCCAAGCCATCTCTATTCTTGACATTGTAGGAATGAAAACCATTTTATCCCAAGTTATAAATCCTCGAGTTGAAGGTAAGTAGTCTAAAAAATAATTACCACCCCAAATGATTTGATTTTTTGATACTCTAAACAACTCAATAAAATACTCGTAAGGTGGTATTTGATTATCCCAGTTTTTCAATTTAAAATCCTCTGTAAATTTTGACTGTGCATTTTTACCATTGCCAGCGTGAGCCAATTTTGAACCCAATCCGTAAGGTGGGTCAACTATTGCCAAATCAAAATATTTATCAGGATAATGTTTCATTCCTACAATACAATCCATATTGAACAATTCCGATGAAGGACTACCGCTAACATCGGTTTTGCAATAGTGGGGCTTTAGTGCTATATCAATCATTTGTACTTCAATTTAAGTTTAGATTCTGTTCCATTAATTCGCTTTTCTGCTATGTTAAAATATTGCTCACTCATTTCAATGCCTATGAAATCTCTGTTTGTATTCTTGCAAGCTACTCCAGTGCTTCCGCTTCCCATAGTTAGGTCAACTACCAAGTCATTTTCATTACTAAAAGTCTTTATTAAATCTTCAAGTAATAAAACAGGTTTTTGTGTTGGATGGTAGCCGTCATAATCTTTTTTGTATTTTAGTATATTGCTTTTGTATTTTTTGCCTTCCCATAGGTTGAAGGTGCTTGCGAACTTATTTTTAAATTCGTTGTCTATTTCTTTAAGTTCTGCAAACTCTTTAAATCCTTGCATTTGATTGATTCCGAAACTATTTATAATATCTTTATAAGTTTCTAAAGTACATAAATCAAACTGTGAGCTTTTAAACCTAAAAACATGGTCAGCTCTTTGACCTATAATTTCAATTATTCTTTTTTTAGTTACACCAATAAATTCAAACACTTGTTTAAAATAAGACCTTAATGGGTGTAACCCTTCAAACTCATTGTTTTTACTAAAAACCAAAACATCTTCATAATAATTTACAGGTGCTTTTTTAGCATTTAAAGCATTTGCAAACTCATCCTTTTCCCAAATCATTCTGTAACTAAATGGAATGTTATGTATTGCCTTATTTATTAATTCAGTTGTAAAAGGTTCTTGAGCAAATAAAACCATTTTACCGTTCTTTCTTAATATTCTATTTGCTATTTTGTAAATTTCGTTTGTATCAATTA